CGTCGTCCCGATGCCGACGTTGCCAGAGCTGTCAATCCTCATTCTCTCGTTTGCCGCTGCATATCCACCAGTATAAAGCCTGATATTTCCTCCCGATGCCGCTGATATTATACTGAATCCGCCAGTCGCCCCACTGGCAGTTCCCAAATACACGCTATTAGCAGGAATGCTTTCAACCCCAGCCCCAGGATTCCAACTATTATTTGCGTAACCGAAAGAACATGATTTGGTTGACATATCTTCGCCAGTTGATATTCTCGTTCTTGAGGCGGTCCCAGTTCCCGCATTAGTTATCACTATGTCGGTAACCGCATCCTGGTCTTTCGCTATGTGGAGTAGTCCCGCCGGACTCGTCGTCCCGATGCCGACGTTGCCGTCATGATCAATGCGCATGTGTTCGACCACTGCGCCCGACGCTGCCGTAGCGAAGCACAGTTCCGTCGAGTTGTTGTCGACCGCGAACGTGTCATCCGCCTCGGCCCAGATAGAGGCAGCGACAACGATGGCATCGGTCCCGTCCGACTCACTCGGCGCCTGGAAGTCGATCTGCCCGAGGATGTCACCGTCTTCCACGGTCAACTCGTCGCTCGACAGATTGAGCGTGCCCGCCGATCCCGCTGCCGCTGTCACCGTCAGCGTCGTCTCGTCAAAGGTGAAGTTGGCCGAACTGTCAATCTCGTTCGATCCTTCGTAGAAGATGGCATCCGCCGCCGCTTCAGTAATATCCTCGACAATCTGCCGATTGTAGTCGGCTGCCTGTGCGAGGATCACCGACGTCCCCGAGTTGAACGTATGCCCCTGTCCACTCGTCGAGTCGAAGTCGGCGTCCGCATCCGACAGCGTCTCGAGGTCGTGGCCGGCTCCATCAACCGAATCGTAGCGGACCAAGATCCACTCCGTGCCGTCGTCGATCAGCACAACGCCCGACGTCGGCCACCCCGTCGTATCGCCGATTGAGATCTCAGTATCCGTGCCCTCGACGTAGTTCGCGTCGAGCGTGCCTTCCCACATGTTCTTCGGCTGTGCGTAGTCTGCCGTGGCGAGGAGTGCGAACAGGCACACCATCACGGCGGCAATCGTCAATCTTTTCATTGCTCTGCCTCCCCTGCGAGTTCCCGTAGTTCGCTCAATGCCCCGTCACGCGCCCACTGCGCACACTCTTCGTCGGTCAGCCCGGCTGCCTCCTCCGCGAGAGCAGATTCGCGCACGGCCTTGACGAGCGCGGCGTCGGTCTGCCTGAGCAGATTCAGCAAGGCGAACACCTTCGGCGCGTGCTGTCCACGTATAATCAGCTTCGTCTCGGGAACCCCGGGCGCGCCAGCGGCACACGGCACCTGTGCAAACATGTCCATATGCACGCCGGCGTCCCGTACCCGAGTCGGTCTACCGAGCAGCTCAGGCGATAGGTGGATCCGGCACTCCGCCCAATGGATCACCGGACGCCTACGCCTGGGCTGCGATCGTGATCGTCACATTGCCGATGGCGAACTTGAGCTGGTCGCCGTCGTCAATCTGCTTCGATGCCGTCAGAGAACCGTTGGCGATCGCGTCTTCGACAGCCTCGACATCAGCCGTGCAGATCGCCAAGTGTGTGATCAGCCCGAAGGCTCCACCATTCGCCACCGGGAACTCGCAGGCTGTCGTGTTTGCAATCGAACCTGCGGCCGCATCAGTAGCAAACGTGCACGCCGTTCGTGCATAGCCGAAGGATGCCGCGATCTCCGCTACAGATAGGTCGCCTATATCCCCAGGATCGCTAGTACACAGAGCACCATAGACCGGTGCCGCCGTCTTGAACCTCGCCGTCAGAATCGCATTCCTTGTCGCTGTTGTGAATCCGCTTGCCATCGCTACCACCCCTCTGTGTTACGTTTTGAGACTCCGACACAGGAGATCAAACCCTGTGATCGTTCCGGAATTGACCGTCAACGTGATCACCGCCGGCGTCTTGAAGTCGCCGGCATTGACCACGTCCTCTTCCTGCGTTGCTGCGGTGATCGTGAATGTATCGCTGTCCTCCGCCCCGTAGGCGTAGGGATCAGAACAGAGCATCGGCAGGGCGAACTCACCGACCGTCCCGCCGACGAGGCGATCGAGCGGCACCCGCCCGGCGTAGCGCGCGGTGTAGGTCTTCGTTGACTCCTTATCAAACACGATCGTCGTGTCCGTTGGCCGTCCGTCGTTGTCGAGCAGCAAGTCGGTCAGATCGCGAATCAACGAGGCGAGCCCGGCCCGCGTCGTCGCATCGACAATGGCGAACCGCAGATTCAACATCCGTGGCCCCATATCGCCGTCAAACTCGTACCGCCCCGCCCGGCCGGGCACCTCGACGAAGCGTTGCCGTGGCGCTGGCAGCATCGGCTCGTCATAGTCGCCAAGCAGCACAATCCCCAACGCCGTGTCCGCTGTCCCGCCAAGCGTCACTCGCGCGACGTTGCTCATAGCCTCACCCCCTCTCCGCCTCTCCAGCGGGTCTTCTGAAGGGAATAGAGTTGCTCGGCCAATTCATTCACCCGCGCCGGCGAGTCGAGACGTACATGGTCGAGATAGAAGTTGTTGGTAGTCTCGCCGCCGACGGATTGAGGAAGCGACCGCGCGATCGCTGCCCCGACAGAGGCCATCACGCCTTGGTCGGTCAACGGCAGGACGGCCTCCGGACCGACCTCGGCAATCGACGTGAGAGCCGGAGACATGAAGAGGTTTCCGTGTGCGGAAGTGATCGGGTTGCCATTCTCGTCAAGCCTCCACGTCCCCTCTCCGTAGGTCTGGCCGAGGATCTGCTCGGTGATGAACTTGTTCGCATCGGCCACCCACCTGGCGACCGTGTCCGATGTGCCAATCCACAGCGGGACGAATGCCATGGCGATTCTGCCGAGAGTCGAGATGATCCCTGGCGCGTAGCTCGATACGGAGGCCGCGAGATTGCTCATCGCAACATCTACCCCGCTCGCAGCGGTGGCCGATGCCGTCCCAATCCCGAGGAAGCTGTTTACCAGCCCCTCGAATATGAGGTCCAGGGCTTTGTCGCCGAGGTACGTTGTGATGTCGCTCCAAATCCCTTGAATGACGTCGCCGATCGTCGTCCGGGATTCCTTGTACGCCTCTTCCTCGTCGGCCAAGGCTTGCTCGCGGTCCGCGGCGTTGTCTCCGAGCGTCCGCGTATAGCCCGTGTCGATGTCTTCGAGCTCTCTCAGGTGACGGGTCCGCTCGTCTTCGAGGTCTTCGTTGTGGTCAAGTTCGACTTTCTGCAGAGCTTCTACATAGTCCTCCGCCTCATCGAATTCACGTGCGCGGAAGTCGGCCATCGCTCGTTGATAGTCGAGCGCGATGTCCTCCAGCTTGCGCTTGTGCCGGAGATTCTCGTCTTCAATGTTCTTGCTCTTGCGCTCCTCGGCCGAGAGTTCATCCTCGCCATATCGCTCCCAGATGTCCTCGATGGACTGCCAGTAGTCCTCGGATTCCTGCTTCATCTTCTTGTAGCCGTCGATGACCTTCTGGATGGACTTGACGGCGAGATCCCACAGTTCCCGAGCGAGGCTCTTGGCGGCGCGTTGCTGCTCTTCGAGCGCGCGGGTTGCCTCATCTGCGGCTTCTTGCGCCCTGCGCTCGGCTTCCTCTAGTTCTTCCTGCTCCTTGCGCAATCGCTCGGTTTCCCGGGCCGTGTCCCGAGTGACGACGCCTTGCTCTTCGAGTGCGCGGATTTGCGCCCAAATGGATTCGCTGACTGCGATCTCCGCCTCTTCGAGGTAGTCGACGATGCTCATCAAGTCGTCGTACTGTGATTGCAGGCCCTTCAGCGCGTCGGCGTACTCGAGCGAGCCCAACGGCGAGGCCGTCATCACGGTTGTCAGTTCCTCGTACTCCTCGCGAAGGTCGCCCATCGAGCGGGTCGAATCCTCGACTGCCTTCTTGACTTCCTCTTGCTTGTCCGCATACTGGGAAGTCGCGGCGATCAACGCTGTCAGACTGTCATCAACAGCAATGTTCTGGGCTTCGAGCCACTCAGCCGCCTCGACGAGATCGTCGTGAAAGCCCGCAAGATCCTTCAGCGCTTTGGCGTAGGCGTAGGATCCCTTCTCCGTTTCGGCGAGGGCGGTTTCCAGCGTTGAAAGCTGGTTGGCAAGTTCGCCCATCGCTTCGATGGGTTGTGCGGCTCCATCTTCAATTCCCGCAGCCAGGCCCGCTGTAAGCGCATTCCCGATAGACCGCATGACCACGGACGGCGACTTGACGCCGAAGGTCACCTCGGCTGTGTCGATCACGCCGTCGGCCATTTCCCTCGCCGCTCTGAATGCTTGCGATGCCGATTGCTGAATGCCAAGCGATAACCCTTGTGCGAGGCTCAAGCCTATCGTCTGCCCCTTCTGGTCGAATTGACTCTCCACCAGATTGAGAACCTGCATCCCGCGATCAATGAAAGATTGAACCGCCTCTGCGAAGGATTCTTTGCCTTGTTCTATTCCGCGTGATACCTCCTCGGCCATTTCCTTGCCGTGTTCAAGGAATGCGGGCTTGTATGCGTCGAGCAGTTCAGCGATCTCCGGATACTTGTCCGAGAAGGCATCAAAGATTCGCTGTACACCATCGGACCATGCTTGCTCCATCTCATCAGCCGGAACATTCAGGACTTCAGAACGCAGCAATTCTAGTTCGCCCAAAATCATGTCGGCAGTCGGCTTATCAAGCGCGCTCTGAATGTCGATAGCCAAGTTGTCAAACACACCCTGCAATGTCTTGGCCCCATCTGCAATGTCCTGCCAGTGTTCCAGTAATCGCTTCCTGAATTCTTCCTCGGCTTCCCGCGCTTCGTCGATGCGGTTCTTGATGGCAAAGAACAGGGCTGCGGCTGCTCCGATCCCAAGGATTACCAATCCACCGGGACTTAGAACAGAACCCAGCGAGCCGAAACCAGCGACCATGCTCCCCAATTTAGTCACGAATGATGCGATTTTCATCGCCGCCATAGCACTGCCAATGACAATGAGTGCTGCAGCGAATGCCTCCTTGTGATCGACCACAAAGTTCACGAGGTCCGTGAATGCATTGAGAAGTGCAATGACAACAATGATTGCAGCATCCATTGCCTCCCCAACGACCTCCTCCATTGACACCGACCCGGTCTCAACACCGAAAAACTTGCTGGCGATGCGGGTGAAAGCATCTCTCACCGCATCCCACAACCGACCCGCTGCTTCCTTGACTGAGTCCCACGCCGCGATGATCCCCGGCGCGCGTTCCTGCACGGAATCACGGATCCCACCCCACGCCTCGACGGCCTTGTCCTTGATCCACGAGAAAACGGCAACCGCACCATTGCCGATTGACTGCAGAATGGACTCGACTTTCGCCTTGATCGGCTCCGGAATGGGCAGTGCCTCCCACGTAGCCCTGATCGCGTTCACAATTGCCGATCCCGCAGAAACGACCACCGTCTTGATGTTCTCCCACGCAGCCGAGAAGTCGCCAACAAACACGTTCTTGATGAAGCTCCACAGCCCGCCGAACACCTCGGCGATTGCATCGATCGCTGCCCGTAGGAACTCATGCGCGTCAATCCAGTCCGCGACGGCAATCAGGTATTCCCCGAGTGTCTTGATGACATGCCCGAAGACCCCGCGCAGCCCACCCATCTTCTCGATCCACTGCGTGATCCCATTGACCAGCGGGATAATCCGATCCTTCAGAAAGTCCTTAAGAATCGGCATCATGTCCGTGCCGATCGTCACCAACAGCAGTTCGAACGAACCCTTCAAGATCTGCCACTGGCCCGACAGCGTGTCGAGCATCTCGGCTTGCTGATCGAATGCGGTGGTCGTCCCGGTGATCGAGCTGATGTAGTCGTTCAGCCCATCCTCTCCCTCGGCGATCAGGATTGAGAACTGCTTCATCGACTCTGCTCCAAACAGGGTTGAGATCGCTGCGGCGCGTTGCTCTTGAGTCAGCCCGGCGAAGCGGTCTTCGAGTAGCCCGATCATCTCCGTCGCGCCGATGAAGTTCCCTTGGGCGTCGAAGAACTCGAGGTTGAGATCCTTCATCACCTCGACCATCTCGTCCGTCGGCTTGGCGAGTCGCGTGAAGGCCGTGGTCATCGCGCGCGTCGCCATCGTCCCGGTGATCCCGGCATCGCCGAGCTTGCCAATCAACCCGAGGGCGGTTTCTAGCGGGATGTTCAAGTCTGCTGCAATCGGCGCGAAGTACTTCATCGACTGCGCAAGGGACTCGACGGTGGTATTCGACGAAGACGCAGCGGCGGCGAGGGCGTTGACGACGCGCTCTGATTCCCCCGCCTCGAGACGCATCCCCCGCAGGATGTTCGCCGTGTACTCGACGGCGGTCGCGAGATCCATCGTCTGCGACTCAGCGAGGGCCACCGCTCCGCCCATCGCAGACACGATCTCGGTCGCGGAGAACCCGGCCCGGCCGAATGCTTCCATCCCAGCCGCGATGTCGGTCATCGTCTGCGCAGTCTCAAGCCCGAGCTCTTTCGCCTTGGCGGAAAGGGCGGCGAACTCCTCGGCGGATGCCCCGGTGATCGCCCGGACCTTCGCCATCGCGAGCTGGTAATCAGCGGCCTTCTTGATCGCGGCGACGAACATCCCAGCAGCGGCAGCAGCGGCAAGCGTGAAGGCAACCTTGGCGACCGTGCCGATCTTCGTGAGGATCGACTGGAGCTTGCCGCCGTGTGTCCGGCCCGCAGTCTCCACCGCCTTCAGATCGGCGATTGCCTTGGTCTTGTTGATCGAGATCGTCCCGAACAGCGTAAAGACGTTCACTCGCTACCCCTTGATCTTCACTCCCGGTGGAATCACCGCTATCTTCCGCACGCCCTTCGAGAAGGCCCGCTTGATGTCTTCGTCACTCAGCGTCCGTCCCGTTCTCACCACCTCGTCGCCGAGCCCGATCTGTGCCAGCCAATTCCTGAACGGAACAACCTGCCTGCTCGTTCCCTCACCGACCGTCGGCGGGTTCGCGTGATAGGCCCAGAACGCATCCCATCGACGCTCGTCCCGTTGCGCCTCGCCGGTGACCCGGATCACTTCCAGCAAGCGGGAATAGCAGAGGCCATCCCCGCCCTCGGCTAGTCGTCTTCCGGTGATGTACTCGTCGGTCCATCCGTAGCGGGCTTGGATTCGGTCGACGACTCTTTCAAACCGCCGAAGAGCCTCCTCAGGCCCGACACCATCGCGTCCTTCGCGGTGAAAAAATCCACCACATTCCTGTGCTCAGTGAGCTTCGCGATCAGTGCGGGCAATGCATCAAGGGGGAATGTCTCAGGATCGCGCATCGTCCCGATGTTCGGATCCTTGAACTCAGCGGCCTTCGACTTCTTCCGTTTGTGCTCGACAACCTCTTCGGACAACCCCGGATCAAGGCCGATCAGCGAGCCAAGGAATGTCAAGATCTCATCGAACGCATCAGGGAGATAGTCGATCAGGAATGACCCGGCTTGCTCTGCCGTGAACTTGCCGATGTCGCCCATCACCTTCCGATCGACGAACTGAGAAATGCGCTTCGCAATGCCGAGCAAGCGATCGACGTCCAGCACGCCCAGCCGCCGCAGCGGGTAGCTCTTCCCTTCGATCTCCAACACGGGGGGCTCCCACACGAGAGCCCCCGCTTTTCGTTGCGTCATGCTACCTCCTAGATTCCGTAGGGCACCCAGAGCTGCACCGGCGCGTTTGCCATGTCGAGCCCGTCAGCCGGATCGAAGTAGCCCTTCCACGTCGTCTTCAACAGCGTCTCGCCCATGCGCTCGCCTGGGATCTCGATCGCGTCCGGCTCGCTCAACGGGTTCTCGATGATGAAGATCACCGGATAGGTCTGATCGGCGTCTGACACCTCGCACAGAAGCGCGATGTTCGTCAGGTGATCCGCCGCCGCGATCTGTCCCGGCGTGATAATCGTGAAGGTGTCGTCCGACGCGGTTGCATCGTAGACGTAGAACACGGTGATGAAGTCGCCATCGAGCACAGCACCGCCCGCCGTGGCGAGCACGACCTGGTAGACCATCGTCATGTGATCGCCGGTCTGAGTGATGACGTTTTTCGTCCCCGCCGTTGCCCGCGAAAGGGAGACAACACCCAAGGCCGATGTCGCTGTGACTCCCGAGACCCCGTAGGTCGCGTTGTTGATGAGTGAGATCAGTTCCACGGCGTCTTCCGTGTCGCTCCCAACGATCGCGAACTCGCGACTTGCCGCGGTCGTCGTGTTGGTATGCGCGGTGAACGTGACGCCGCCGATCACAATCGTGTCGCCGTTGGCCACTGATGCGAGGGTGATCTGGTCGACCACGTTGTAATCCGTCGCAAGCGTTAGCTTGACCCCTGCTCCAAGCGCTGCTGGAGTACGCCACACCTCGAGCGTGCTCTCATCGATGCTCGGCGTCCCCGCCGGGGCAACGCCAACGTCTACCTCTGTCCCGACTCCGATGTATTCGCCCTTGATCCCCGTCGGTGCCTGGTCCGCGCTGTCTGCCCCCGGCAGATTCCACAGATGGTGATTCACCGAATGCTCCAACAGACTGACCCCGAGCGTCGGAACGATCTTGTCGATGAATCGATGCCCAACGATCAATCCCATTGCGCCGTCTGGCTCCACGTCGTGGAAGCTCAGACCCCAACTGAAACTTGACCCACCCTTTGTCTCGCCGAGCGCCGTGCCGAGGTTGTCCAGGTCGGTGAAATCCTTGTACAGTGTTCCACCGCCTCGCAGATACTTCGCGACCGCCGCCGCCGTGATGCCCGTCCGAATCGTCCCCATCTGAATCACCTCACCCTATTATGATGTTGCTGATGTCCCGTGGTGCCCCGAACTTGATGTCCCACTGTGTCGCGTAGTGCCACACGTACTCAGCGTCCGTCGGGATGTAGCCGCCTCCAAACCATTCCAGGAATCCACTGGCCTCGTCCGTGGCCGTCGTGAATGTCCATTCGTGAAAGAGAATCTTGAGACGGTCGACTGCCGAATCGACCGCTGTCGGTTGCTCACCGTAGTACCACAGATCGAGGAAGTAGGTGTGTTGCCCGTGGAACAACTCCCGGCTTATCGATAGCCGGTCGACGATATAGGGAAACGCGGAATCCTTCGGCGCCATCACGCGGTACATGAAGACCGTGCCGCTCTGCCCGAACACCGACTTCATCGTCGCGTCGGTGGTGACCCGAGTCCAAAGCGCCGCGCATACCGCTTGCCCCGTCTCGACGGCTGCCACTAGAACCACCTCTTCGCGAGTTCGGCCAGCATCCTCGGCTTGGCTTGCTCGAGGGAGGGCTTCAGGTGTTCGCGCCCGCCCTGGCTCGGCGGCTTCTTCTCGAGTGGCAGCGCGTGGTCCTCGTCCGAGCCCACTTGGGCCTCGCCAGGCTTGACGAGGAGAGCGCGATAGCTGCCCCGCAAATCGCCTGTTGGAACCGCCGGGTACTCACCGGGAGCCGACGCCGTGTAGTACGTCTGTTCCCCTGGCACCCTGTAGCGCTTGCCGCTACGCGAGCCGGTCAGGTTCTTCACCACCTGATCCCGCCCAGCGTATGCCGCGGCGAGCAACGCCTTGTCACACGCTGCGCTGATCGCCGCCGTCGCCAGCGGAAGGTTCGAGACGAACGTCTTATTCATCGGCCGTCTCCCCTGACTCCTTGACCAACACGATCGTCTCCCGTCGCTGCCCTTCGAGCCGTTGCGGGGGCTTGACTGGATAGAAGATCTTCAGGGCGTTGGGATGCCCGTCTGTCACCCAGACGAACCGAGAAGCCGCCATGGTGATCGTCGGCCAATCGTGGAAGTGGAACTCATAGTCCACCTGCCCGTCGATCGACTGGTAGCGTTCCTGCTTCTCGGCCGAGACGAGGACGGCATCACACCAGCGGGTTTCGGTCGACGACGTAGTCCACACCGTGCCCCCTGCCGCTTGCGGCGCCTTGCTCCCCGCCTCAATCCGGATCCGCTCCATCAGAGACCGACCACCTTCTTGTACGGAATGAGCAGATCGAAGTTGACGCCCATCCCCGATTCTTCGGACTTCATCCCGACCCACATTTGATGGCCCTTGCCGGCAACGCTCTCCTGAAGCAGAGCCCCGGGATTGCGAAATTGCCGGAAGATGTACTGGTAGAGCCACGTCCGGACCTCTTCGGGGATGTCGGCGTTGGTCCATACCTGCCGAACCAACAGCTTGTCCTCATCCGAGCTCCTGACGACGATGTCGTCCACGTTCCCAAATTCCCGCGTGAGAGTGACCACGCCTTCGGAGTTCGCCGCAGTCACGCCCGCGACGCCGACCTCGTCATAGGAACCGCCGAGCGTCGTCGAGTTGACGAGCGCGACGAAGTTGTCAGCGGTATCGGAATCGGTGTCCCCGACTGCGAACTCGAGTTCGTCTTCATCCCCGGACGCGGCGGCTGTATACATGAGTCCGTTGACCTCGATCCAGTCGTTTGCTTCAACGCCTGAAAAGGTGATCTGCGAATTCAGCTCTTTGAACGGGTTGCAGAGGAACGCATCGGCTTTCCGCTTGGCGGCATTGAACAACCGCTCGAGCAGATCGTCCCACGTCGTGCCGTCGACGTTGCAGTACGCCTTGACCAGCGTCTTCTCGGTCGGATCGGCGTCTTCCTCTTCCCATTCGATGCGCGTGTATACAGGGCCGTCGGCCATGGACTACCTCCTGAACCGCGTGTATGGCCTGAACACCTTCGGAGCACCCGGTAGCCCCCGGGTGCGATTCTCCGGCGGTGCAATCAGTCGATTCGCGAGGCCCTTGTCGATCAGGCGCTCGCCCTCGTCCTTGTTGACGATCACGCTCTCACCGGCCTTGCGCATCGCGCCCTTGATCTGGCGATCCTTGGTCAGTTCAACCTTCATATCGCCTCCTAGTAGTGGGCGGGGGCCGGAACCCCCGCCCTGAATTCGCTACTGCTTCATGTAGGTCACGATGAGCACACCCTGAAGGTTCGCTCCCGTGCTCCCGTCGTCCCCTACGTCCTTGTAGCAAACCACCACGTAACGGTTCGTTGTTGAGGTAGCGCCGAGCACCGTCGCCCCCGTTGCCGGTTGATAGGCCAACAGGTGTGGGGATGATGTGTCTGTCGCACCGACCAGCGTTGTGGTTGGAGACGTAACGTTGTCCGTGTCGTTGATGATCAGCTCGATCGTGTCGCTGGCTTCGCTGTAGCCCTGCGTAACGTTCACGAACGCTGATAGGATCAGGCCCGTCGCGTTCACGTCGACACTCGCGACCTTGATCCCGGTACCATCGTCACCGTCCATTGTGGCTTCTTCGATGTCGAACGCGATGTACTGCGTGATCGGCTGATAGTCCGAATTGATCCTCACATCGCCAGCGAAGTCGATGTACGTCTCAGTCAGCGTCAGCGTATCGGCCGTGTTGACGATCGTTGCGTCATAGCCGAGCTGGATGTCTGTCGCGCAGATACCGATGTCGAGGCCAATTGTCGCGGCATTGTCATCGATGACGATGCCCTGTTCCCACACTTCCTTCCCAGCGTTAGTGGATATGCGCAACCCGGCGAACTGAGTGTTCGCCATGCTGACAGCACCATCGACGCTTGAGTTGATAGTGACGCCGGTGAGCCATCCATCGTTCGCTAGAGTCACGTCACTATCGAAGTCGAGAGCGAAGAAACCACCCGACCTCTGCGTGGTTGCGGTGCCCGTGAAGTCGGCATCTGTTCCGGATGCTTCGATCACTCCAGACACAGCAGAATGACCGCCATCGGCCAAGCCATGCTTCACCCTCAATCTGGCTTCAACCGCACTGATGGAGATCTGGTTCGGCTGCGCGACAGAAACGTGATACCTAGAACGAATGCCTGCCGAAAGACCCGTGTCCCCGGCAGTCAATGTGGTTAGCGGTTCGGTGTGAACCTCCATGGCGAATGGACTAGCAGTCGTGACCGCTATCCCGACGTCCATGGTCCCCATGTCGAAGAAGCCGCCTACATCCAGTGGTCCAACAAGAGCGAATGAGTCCGCCGTCCACGTAACCGCCGGACCAGACCCCGCGTGGGTGATTGCCACCGCCCCGGTCGTATCCGTAGTTGTGAAGGTCATCGCTGCGCCGACGTCGTATCCGATCGTGAAGATCGGTGTATAGCTGATGACCGACGTCGAACACGTCAACGCCGCAGTCGTGCCATCTACCGCCAACGTTCCGTCGATGTCCGTGTTGTCCAGGTTCGCCGTGCCGTCTACGTCGAGATCGGTCCCGATGAATGCTTTCATCGCAACGCCGAGCCCGCCGTCCGTGTGAATCGAACCGGTGACTGTGCTCGAAGCGTCGGTCGTGTCATCGACCGATACAATCCCCGACGTCACAACACCGTCGAACGTCGATGCGCCAACAACCTCAAATGTAGTCGTCAACGTCATCGCATTGGCAGCCCAAGTGAGATTCGTCCCGCTCCCGGCGTGCGAAATGTCAACTGCCCCGGTCGTATCCGTTACGGCAATTGTCATCGCTGCGCCTGCGTCATAGCCGAGAACCCAACTTGGCGTGTGGGTCGTGTGGGACGTTGAGTTTGTGTTCGTCCATGCGGGCACCGTCCAACCCATCGTCGGCCCGGTCCCGGTATGCGTGACTGCGGTTACTCCTGTCGTTGCAGTCGTCGCCACCTGTACATAGACGGTTGAACTGACGCCGAATCGGTTCGCCGGGGACTCAAGACTCGTGAAGCCAGCGCTGATCAGCCGCGCTGATGTCGCGCCGTCAATCGATACCGTCGAGCTCATGTCCACACCGAACGTCGTGCCGACGAACGACGTGGCACTCGTGCCCGACAGCGTGAACGCCCCTTCGATGTAGAGCGAATCGACGAAGTCCGTCCGTGCCAATCCAGCGAAGCCGAGGATGGCGACCACCAGACTCAGTACAAGTGCTTTCTTCATGATCGCCTCCTAGATGAGCGGCTCGGCGAACGTCACAATACAGATCGCCTTGCCTGTGCTTGGCGCGGTGCTCGAATGCGTGTACCGCGCGTAGATCGTCTGCTCCGTCGTGGGCGCCCAGTCCAGCAATAGCCCGTCTGACTGGCTATCAGCCGTCGTGGGATGCCCGTCGTCCAGCAGGTAGTCGTAGTCCGTCGAAATCCCGATCGTCAGCGCATCGCCCGATCCGGCGTTGAACGCCGTGATGACCTTGACCGTTGCGTCGAGGAAGCGGCCCCCGGCGGGGATCTTGCCGATCTCCACCGTGGCCGCTCCGTCCACAACGTCGTCGTACTCGATCACCGCGAAGATCACGCTCTGCGTCGCAGGCAGCCAAAGCGCCGGCTCGCCGGGATTCCGAAGGTTGATGGGTCTCAAAGCCATGATCCCCCCCTTATGCGGAATCGTCGTAAGCTGTCGCGCACTGCCCGATCGGTACTCGTGCTCCACCACCGCGGATGATCAACGCGGAGAACTGGGTCGTCGCATCGACGCTCGCCACGCGAAGCCCGACATGCGTGTAGTCGCTGTCGCGGGTCAGGTCTTTCGTGTCGACCTCGAAGAACGCTTGGATCTGGAGGTCGGTCACGATCAGCCTCGCCGCCGCGGCTGCAAGCTCGGTGATGTCGAACACCGCCTCGCCTGGCTCGGCCGCACGAATCGCTACCTCGTCGGTGTTGACAACCTCGGCGAACAACCCGTCGACGCCGTAGGTCGCGTCGTTGATGCACGCCGCGAGCGACGTCGCGCACGCTGCGTCGGTCGACGCCTGGTTGAACTGCCGATTCGCCAAGCTCTCCGCCGCCGCCGCCGTGAACGTCAGCTCGGTTTGCTCATCGAGTGCCCCATAGAGCAACTTGTGAATCTGGAGCTTGAGCGTGTCCCCCACCTGAACCGACGTGCACTTCACCTTCGACGCGGACACCTTCTCTCCCTGCGTGACCGTCTGTGCGGCCCCGAGGATCGAAGCCCCGCTTCCCTCATCGTCCGTCGCCTCATAGACCGAGTACGTGAAAGACTCCCCGGTCAGCAGGCCGTTCGCCGTGACCCAGAACAGAGCACGGGGATAGTTCTCCATCGAGAAGTACGGCCCGGTCAACGACGTCACGTTGTAGATCGCCCGCAGCGCGGTATCTACCTTCAACTCTTCTGCAAGTCTGATCATTTCAACCTACCCCCTAGGCTGCGAGCTTGATGAACGGGCTGACGGTGTTGGAGCCATCCCGCAGCGTCAACGGTGACTGAAGCCAGGGCTGGCCGTCGATGTAGAAATCCATCTTGATCGTCAGCTTGCCCGCCAAGAAGTTGGAGAACGTTTGATCGTTCTTGAGCGTCGGAGGCATTCCCTGCTTGAGCAGGTAGTACGCCAAGTCAACCAACATCAGATCGCCGGCCGAGCCAAGCGCCGGCCCGAGCTCGTCGTAGAACACGGGCAACCCGATGAACCGATTCGGCTCGCCTTCGCGCGCACTGGTCGTCCAGGCCAATTGGCCCGCGCCGTCCGTCATCGTCATCAGCTCGGCCAGCACATCGACCTTGCTGCAAACCCAGATGTAGCGACCACGGCCAAGCGTCCGGACGTACATGTTGACCGCGTCGACATATTTGATGTGGCTCGTCGTGTCGCGGTCGACAGAGATCACCGCGCTGCAGGAGCGGAAGCCCTTGGGCTCGCCCGCGCCGGTGCCGGTGCCGATCTTGTCATCCAACCATGCGCTCTGCGCTCCACGGAACAACGGCGCGATGAACCCAGCAGCAGCAGCCGCGTTCGCCATCAGTTCCTCGGTCACAACCACGTAGGCGCCGACCTTTTGCGGCTTGATGAAGATCGACTTGAACTTCGGCGTAGTCGCGTTCGTCAAGTCGGAGGCTTCCTTGGCCGAGTAGACGGCCATCCCTGCGTAGATCCCCTTCGATCCGGTCTGGTCGAGATACGGGATCTCGAGCTCCGCATTCGGAGGCGTCCCCGCAGGAAGCTCCCGGCACATGTCGCGCATGTAGTCGGTGTCGGCGGGAAGCTGGAGAATCTGTCCGAATAGCTGTTTCCCCATCAGCACGCCGCCGTCCGCTCCGGAGGTCGTCGCGAGATCGCGCTTGCCATCCGGATCGAGCTGCGCGACGGCTTGGTCGTGGTACTTCCGCAGTCGTTCGCTCCGCCCGCTGTGCGGTACGGCGAGGATGTCCCGCAGGAACTCGCCCTGCCCTTCAACGCCACGCGAGTATCCCGCTGCCTCGAATTCGGCGTCGACATCCTTCGGATCGCCGTCCTCATCCGGGGCCATCCGCTCAATGATCTCCTTCTCGATCTTCTTGACGCGCTCTTCGTGCGTCTCCATCTTCGACTCGATCTCTTGCTTGGCATCGCGAAGGTTCTTGCCGAACTCTTCCTTCAGCTTGTCCTCCACCCGCTGTGCGAAGTCCTCATGCTGCTCCGCGATGCGCTCAAGCGTCGCTACCGCCGTGCCCAACCGCTCGTCGACGGTCGGCTTCTTCTCATCCGCCATCTCAATCACCACCTGTGAGCACTCTTTCCAACCGCGCTGCTTCCGATTCCAACGCCCGCAAGTGGATCATCCCGGCTTGCGTCAACGGCTCTTCGGTCCGAGTGGATTCCTCCGGCTCCCCGTAGAGTGTTTCAAACGTTGCCAATCGCTGCTCGAAGTCATCCAGACCCTCGAGCGCGCGCCCGCCGTCCCCATCGTCTTCCGTCACCGTGCGAACCTCTTCGATGTTGGCCTGTTCGTTGGCCGCGAAGTTGCTCGTCACCGGCGAAATCTCGTACAACCGCACCTCTTTGAAATGCGGGATCTGGCTCTTGTCCTCCGCCTCCACCGTCTCGACCTTGCCGGGCACACTCGAGAACGAGTGGCTCATCTGCGTGATGTAGCCGTTCTTCATCCCTGAGTAGACCCACTGCCCTCTCGGTACGTCGAGATCCAACTGCCCCTCAATCCACAGCCCGTGTTCGTCCTCACTCGTCATGGCTGAACCAATCGGCTCTTCCACGTTGTGCATCCAGACGAGCGGGAACTTGCCCTTGTGCTCCTTGATCGTCTTCTTGAATGCGCCCTTGTCGAAGACGGTCCCATAGGCATCGACCACACCGAAGACGGAGGCGTATCCGGTGAAGCGCCCCTGCTCTTCGAGCGATCGAAGCTCTAGATCGAAGACCGCGATGCGCTTCTCTACAGCCATCTCACGCCCCCTTTGTCCCGTAGCTCTCTACGCAGCGACACATCACGATCTCTTCGCCGGGGCCGGACGGATCCCCCGGAAACTGCAGCCCATTCGAGTAGAGGTCGTTCAGGTTGACTGTCTCGCCGTCCATCGCTGCGTGGGAATCCCTCACCCGGTCGTCGCCTGCCGACAGCCACGTCTTCGTTTCGACCACGCCGCTCTGCCGCGCTGCCTCGTGCATCCCGTATCCCGACGCGCCATGGACCTCCGTCCACGCGATCGTCATCGCCCGGGAGACGCTGTACTGGTCGTAGAGCGCGCGAATCCGCCGGCCAATCTGGGCATAGCTCTCGCCCTCGGCGACCCCGGCATCGATCGCCCGCTGGATTCCGTCCTGCGTCGTGCCCTCGATCAGCTTCACGCTGTTCGCAACGTGGCGCTCGATGTAGGACTTGAGCGCCGCCGCGAACGGATCCCACTCCACTGCCCGCACCGACCGCGCCCCATTCAGGTCGGCGATCACCTCGTCGCCCAGCGATTCGACGACTGCGCTCCACACTGCCCGGAGTGTCTTGCGCCACTTCTCGAGGTCGATAGACGGTTTCAGATTCCCGCCCTCGACTGCGCTCGCAACGGCCCGCCCCTCCGTTTCGAACAACGCTCTAATGAGCGAGCGCGCTTTCCTGTCCCAGCCGGACTTCTTTGAATCGATTGATCGGTAGTACGCTTCGCGCACTGCCCCTTGATTGGTCCGCGTCGACCGCCCCTCTTCCTCGATGGGCTCCGGCGGCTCGGTGACCATGCTCGCCGGGATCATGTTGATCGGTCGCCAGCTCATGTCCGAGCCGGGGAAGTCAGGCAAGCCGAGCTCGAGGCGTTGGCTCGCAGCGTCAAAAGGCAAACCTGATTCGCACAACTTCCCGAGCATGTCGATCTTGTCGCGGAAGTCGGCCATCACCCCCGGCGTGCCCGTCAGATCGAAGTCAAGGTAGATCTCGCCCTGGCGTGGCGGCCATGAGGTGTTGAACAACGGGCCAAATGCCCGGTTGTATACAGAGCGCGCTTGGCGTAGCCTCGTCGGAACCGGCCCCTTCCACGCTGCAGCGATCGCCCATTCCTTGTTCGCGAACGTCGCCCCGGACCGACCGAGTGCCTCCGCATGAAGCCCGAGCACCATGAAGATCGCGTCTTCCCACCGCTCGAAGCTGGCGAGGAAGTCCATCTCCGCCGGGCTCAACCCGAACGGCACGAACTCGGCGGGGAAACCCGGGACGATGATCTTCCGCGCATTCGTCGGGCCGGAGAGATCCTTCTTGATCGCCTTACGGAAGTCGTTGTGTTGCTGCTCTGTCAACCCGACTTTCTCGCCGAGCTTGGGGGCGATCATCCCGTCGCTCCACACGCGGTTCGCCATGCTCGACTTGTTCCACAACAGGCCGGCATTCATCGTGTCGACGATGCGGCTCGCCGCCTGCAGCGGAGCCAGCCCCCACACGTCGTCGCCGGGGTCGAAGAAGCGATGATGGATCACCGCCTCCGGATCGTACCTCTCGGGGTTCGTCGCACCCTTGGGATAGACCCACTTGACGACGTTTCCCTTCCGGTCCTTATCCACGCCCATGTTCTCCGGGCGTAGCCGCTTGAGCTGAACGGTATCCCCCACCTGGATGATGAGCTGGAATGCGTTGCCCGCGAGGCTCTTGTGGAGGTCAATTGCTGACTGTTGGAAGTCCCACTCTTCACCTGGCCATGGATTGCGAACGACCTCCATCAGCGGGTGATCAGGAAGATCCTCCACGCCGTCAGCGATCTTGCGCCGGACGATCCACGGGGGTTGGCCAACCCAATCCTTGAGCAAGGTGACGCCAGCGTAGAATGCGTAACAGGTCTTGAGCCCCTCGTCGACAGCCTTCTCGACATCCCAATCGTCCCACTCGGTGATGCCGCCAGCCCAGAAGGCAGAAGAAGCCGGTTCATCCGACGGGTACACGCCGCGGATGAGCCGCATGGCAATCGCTACTCGGTCCCGGAGCCGCACTGGCTGCCCCCTACGCCAGCCTTCCCTCATCTCCTCGGCCATGCCACAAAAGCAAACGGCTCTGCGCGATGCAGAGCCGCGGGAGTCACACCTGCGTGCTTACCGTATTCTAGTCTATTGGCGGGGGGGGCGTCAAGTCCTTTTCACCGTGCGTGCATGCCAGTGCCCATCTGCGCCAATGTACATCCCGTTCCGAACTTCGGCATCGATCAACGCGAAGTCTATCGCAAGCTGACGAAGAAGCGGATCGCGCGGCCATCGCGTTGTTGGCCCCACGAACCGCATCTGCCGCTCAAACTCGATCGCGGCCTCGATTGCTTGGATCATCCCTCACTCCTCTCCCGGCTCGGTGGCCTCCAACGGCAGGGCGCGGATCTCACTGATGGCCGTAGACCACGGCACCCCATGCTGCGCCAACCTATTCAGGGAGGAGGTAAGAAGAATGACGAAAGTCAGCCCTTGGCATTCCAGCAAGCCGGGTATCGAGGTGTACCACAACAACAACAAGTGCACCGAAGGCAACAACATCGAGAAGAAATACTGGACTGCGGGCACAGGCGGGAAGCGCCTATGTCTGACCTGCAAAGGCCTCAATGACGCTGGGAAATAGCTAGCACGCGCCATCGACATCCTCCAATAGAACGCAGTGGTGGGATACCAGTTCGCCTAGAAAGGCAACTGGTATCCGCCATTTTCGGGCTAGATTCTTGAAGTCGCAGCCAGCAGCAGGCCCATTTCGAGCAATCGACTCACCGTAATCTAAGAAGCCATTCTG